CCCGTGATAAGGGAATGGGTGTAGGTCTACAGCGTGTCCTGTGATATGCCTAGAGTTCATCGTACGAGATGCACCTGAGGCTACAAGACGCTTCTGACGCTCTACACTACGTATTCCCTCACCCACAAAGAAATCTTGTGTAGTAATCTCTATGGCACGTTTGACTACAGCTACCAAGTCAGGGTGTACACCTGATAGCCTTTGCTTACTACGTAGACTTAGTTTGTATTCCATAAGTTATTCCTTTGTTCAACCACACAGATATATGCAGGCTACCATCTTTATATTTAATTAGGATTCAGGTTTAGTGGGCCAAACTACATTGTGAGGTGCTCCGAGTTGGTCCGTTATATCCCTAAGATCTTTCCTGTATTTAACCCAACTAGGGTTAGACTTTCTAGGATTGTCGTTAGTTTGGGTCCAATCACTCTCTGACAAAAGGGCATACCTTTTTTGTCTAACTTTAAGCCAGGCCTCTTCTAACTCTTCCTCTGGGTAATCCCCCTCTTTAATAGGAACTACCTGTCCATCAACCACTTTAGAGTTAAGATTCGGTCGTTCATTAACCTGAAGGACTGAATGCTTCTCATCTTCATATCTAGATGTATCATAATTTTCCGGCAAGGTTACTACACCCTTAACCCTACCATCTGATTTTCTATAAACAACAATAATCATCTTTTAACTCCAAATGCTGTCAGGGTGCCATTACTAAGTGTGATACTACTATTACCACCGACCCACCAGATGGCTATAGTGTGTGTCCCTGCAGATAACGGCGCACTCCAAGCGAGGTTCGGCATGTCGTTAGTTGCATCACCACCCCTAGACATTTGACCAGCTCCATTTACCCTGAGTTCTGTTGTGTGGCTGCTATAGCCACTATAACCCTGCGCCCCAGACCATGTAACCAAAACATCCCCCGCTTCGTCAAGAATAAGCTCAAGTGATTGGACCTCAGCATTAGATAGACCCCCAGACCTGTTGATATTTTCTGTTACTGACATAGGTACGGTTACGGCGTTTCCGCCAATCTTCAAAGTGGTTATAGCGGCATTTTGTATTTTAGCGTTTGTTATTACGGAGTTGGTAATTTGAGCAGAGTTTGTAATAATACCAGATGTTGAAAGTAGTCCTCCAGTGATAGTGTTGGCAACAATCTTATTACCTGTGATAGTATTCCCAGAAATTTGAGTTCCAGTAATTGTACCACTCTGAATATCAGATGCTTGGATAGTCCCCGCAACAATCTTAGCAGATGTAATAGAGTTAGAAGCAATCTTAGTAGCAGTGATAGCCCCTGCTGCAATTTTAGAAGATGTAATAGAATTAGAAGCAATCTCAGTAGCAGTGATAGCCCCTGCAGCAATTTTAGAGGTAGTTATGGAATCTGCTGCAATCTCAGTAGCTGTTACGGCGTTAGCAGAAATAGTACCTGCAGTTACAGCCCCTGCAGCAATAGTACCTGCAGTGACAGCGTTAGTATCTATCTTACCTGCAGTGATAGCGTTAGCTGCGATTGTGCTTGCAATTACAGCCCCTGCAGCAATCTTTGGTGTTGTAATTGCACCAGAGGAGATCTTGGTTTCAGTTATAGCATCCGAAGCAATCTTAACGCTAGTTGCGGCACCATCCGCGAGTTTAGCCGAGGTGATAGCTCCAGACACCACCTTATCTACAGTAACTGCATTAGTGGCAATTTTGTCTGCTGTTATTGCTAGGTTAGAGATGTTTTCCGCTTGGACCGCATCATTAGCTATCAAATCATTAGTGATAGCATCCACTGCAATCTGTGCAGTCTGTAGTTGACCACTAATATCAGGGGCTTCTACAGCAGCGACAACGAGAACCCAAGCAGTGCCATTCCAAGAGTAGAGTTTACCATCTGCTCGGTTGTAGACTTTCTGCTCAAGGAAGTCACCTGATGCAGGTAGTGTTGCGAAGTCTTCTATGGCGTAAAGACCTTGCTCAGTGAACAACGTGTATATGCCATTAGCAAAATCATCATCGTCAATGAAAGTCGTTGTTGCACTTACACCAGAAGTATAATCACTTATGTTGCCACTGTAATCTACAGAACGAAGAAAATACCACTTTGTCTCTTGAATCCCTAGATTAGTCCTTTGGAATGTATTACCTGAAGAAGTTCCGACTTTTGTTGCACCAACAGTGGTATTAGTAGAGTTCTCCCAAACCTCTGTATAGTTGAAATCTACCTCTGGTGGGTTAGTCCATTCGATAGTGACATACTTAAAGTGGCCCGTTGCGACAATAGAGGTTGGTAGGCTTGGTGCAGTTAGGTCACCTCCACCAGTAAGGGTAACTTCAGCCCAAGTACCTTTGACGCCAGATGCTGTTACAGCCCTAACCCTAAACGTATATTCCACACTATCAACGATAGGGGATAGTTCAACACTAAGACCTGTAGTAGAGGTGCTGGCGTAGTTAAGATCAGATGTTACTTTCCACTCTACTTCGTAATAGTCCACAAATGCGTTGGAGGATTTCGCCCAGGATAAAATGGCAGCATTAAAAAACGTACCATCTTTAGCAACCTTACTAGCCTCAAACACCTGCAGGTTAGATACATCCAGACCAGCACTGAAGTCAGGTAGAGTAGTGTTATTGCCAATGATTTCACTCTCTTCCCCATCCCAAGAGAAGGCAGCAGCAGAGGTTTCTTGTAGTGTAAGAGTTACACGCAAGTCTCCAGCATCTTCACTAGAGTGAAAATCCCAAGACAGTACCTCAAACTCTTTTGCAGTCCAACCATATCGGTCATTAGTGAATGCTACAATATCCCCGACTTGTACATCAAAAGCATTAACCCCAAACTCCGCAGTAAATGACATCTGCTCCCTTCCACGGAAGAGTGTCATCTTTGCAATCCTCTGGGCCATTGCACTATCGGTAGTGAGTGGCAACGTCAGATCAAGAGCATTCTCTAGGCCATTATCTTCTGCAATAAAGGCAGCACTTTTTAGTTCTGGGTAATCCTCTTGGATGTACCTAGCTTCTTTATTATTAAATGTACCACGCACAATATTGAAGTTATCTCTACGGCTAATACGAGTAGACAAAGAGATAGGACCACGGAGATCATCCAATGTTAATGTCTTAGTTGGTGCAGTGTAATAGCCCGGCTTAAGTTGCCACTTACCTTGACCCCAAAAGAGTGTACCAGCACAGGCTGTAGTCATAGACTGTAGAATGTCTCCTGGCGTAGATGCAGCAGAAATAACCCCATTAATTTCGTACCTTGGTTGGGTTCCGGCTGTGGCCAGATCTACATCTTCATCACACACGTTAGCAGCAGAGGCAAAGACAGTATCATCTGTGAACCCTGCATCATCCATACCATATTCTGAAACTAAGTAGTCACGAATACACAAGGCCGCATTAGCTGAATAAGCAGTAAGAGTAGTACGGGGGTCATATACTTTTTTACCACGGACCTTAGCTGTGAACACAGGTATGCCATTGGGGAATACCTCCCCATCGTACTCCAGACGGATGTACATATAGGCGATGTTGTAGCCAATAAACTTAGCGCCCTCTGTGCCAACAAGCACATTAGATTCCCCGAAGAGAGTTCCAGCGCCTACTGTCTGGTTACCTGTGAAGGCTTCGATACGTACTTTACCCTTCCACTTCTCTCCCGTTACATAACCACCACCTGTACCTTTAGCATCAACAGTAGCAGAGGTGAAAATTACATTGCCTGTGTACTCAAAACCAGATATAACTTCTTTACTGTAAGCCTGTTCTACTATCTCTAGGAACTGGGCCTCAGTCAAAGATGCTGATACTGCATAATCCAATGCTGTGGGTACAGAGAAGCTATAGACTGTAGTGAAAGGCTCAGGGTCTCCCTCTTGGCCCCTTTCCCTAGATCCAACATATGTAATGTTATATGTGGTACCACTTTCAACAGGCACAACTTCATCATTAATATAGAAGTCAGTAATAGACTCCACTTCATGTGCAGCCATGGTGAGAACCAAGTGGAGGAACTTGTTGTTTTCTCCAGTTGATTCAATGTAAGTGATTACACCACCTTTACGTACCTCACCATAAACATATTCACGAGGAGCCGCAGCATCCTTGATGTTAGTAATAAGACCGCGATCTTGACCTTTAGGTTTACCTGCTAGGGCAGCCATAGCCCACGAGGTAACTGCACTAATACCAAGGCCCACAAGAAATGTTGCTGCCCACAACTGAACAGCAGCAGCACCTGTAGCTGTAGCAGCAATACCTGTTATAGCTACAGCAATAGCTTCAGCCATACGAGGAGACTTATCCCAATCGTTAGGATTACTAAATACATTATACGGGAGTTTATTTTTCATTTACGTGTCCAAGCCCTGTCAATCATTTCAATAGGCAAGCTAAGTAAGCCTTCCTTAGATAAGAACACAGCAGATGTTCCTACACTAATACCCATAGCTACCCCTATAACCCACCTCTGAGCGTGCTTAGTTGTAACTAGGGAGCCTCTTGGGGGTACGCCCTTGTAAGGTACTAACCTATCGTCTACAGCAGCCTCAAAGGTTTTATAACCAAAGGCTTTCTTCAAGGCATCCCTTCTAAGGGGTACACCTTTATTACTCATGTATCTACCAGAGAGATCATCACCCCAACCTTCACCATACATTTCCTTAAATGCAGTATTAGTAAAGGTGAAACAATCGTGTTTACCCCATTCAAAGGAAGAGTTCCTGATTGTTTTTAGGTAAGCGTTTAATCTGTCTGTCGGCCCCATGTTATTTCCTTATCCTGTAGGTCTGAGACATAAGAAAAGAATATGTCTTCTTGAGCACCAGTAAGAAGTGCCTGTTGGCTTTCGTGAGTATAACGTCTCTCTTTAGCCCTTTCGAGTTGTACCAGTTTGTTTTCTACTGTGAGAGAGATGAGAGAGCTGTCCCCACTATCCTCAATAGTCATTACATCCATGAAGCCACTAAAGACTTCTACAGCATCATCTACATCAGTAACCCCAAAGAGGATACGACATGGGCGGTTCTGGTAAGGCTCTGCAAGGGCTAAGGATACCAGAGAGGGAGGAACACCTGTCATACTAATGGTTGCATTCTTAGCGGATAGATCTACAGCCTCTTGCAAACCACTAATGCCAATAAGGTCGCCTGCCCCAATATAGGTGTCACCATCAATAGTTCTATCACCCAAACCCGTCCAGAACCTAACTGGGGAACTGTCGAAGCTAAACTCTACTGCATAGAAAGGGGATACATTAGTCTGGGCTAGTGCAGTTATAATACCTGCTGCTACTGTCCTACTCATAGTGCCTCCATACAATCAAAGGATATACTATAGATACTACTATCATTAATAGACCAAGATGTTTGGTTAGTGGACAACCTAAATACACCCTTTGCACTATTAAATGTTACAGCAGCATTAGTGTAATTAGCCCTAAGTGCAGGCCATATCTCTAGACTACCACTACCAGATTGATCAATTAAAACCTGATGTAGTTTAGCACTAGCACCTGTACCTAATTGGATGTAGTCCCCCGCAAGGAGAGATCCTGTCATAGACACTGTAACAGTTTCATCACCAATAGACCCTGTGAGGAGAGCACTACTAATTGTCCCTCTTGGTGTTGCATAGTCAGGGTCACCTAGAAGGAAGGTACCTGTCTGACCTTTTAGGGCCACTAGCATAGCCTTCCAATCAGCAGAGTACTCACGTAGTACAGGTGGAATAGAGACAGAAGCT